TTCTATTGCAAATGATGAAGGTGACCCATCTTTAAAAGAATGTTGGGCAAATTATGCGGAAGTATATTCAGCTATAGTAGAAATGCATGATGGGGGTAATGGTACTGAAAATGGAGCTTGTGCTTTATTACCGGAAAGTACAACATTGGAAACGGTGGATGTAATTACTATTAATACCAATGGTGTAGGAGAAAGAAAAATTGTAACATTAGATGGTAAGAGTGTTAAAAAAGGTGTAGGTGGGGCAAGTGCTTTAACATCTAAAACCGAAAAATCTACTTATAAAGATGACCCTGATGGAACTAAAAAAGAAGCTATAATAGAACTATCTAAATCACATGATGATATATATCGTATGAAATTGACTGAACCTATGGATGGTCACGTTGAATTACATACAAACTATCGTAATAGTATAAAATCTAAAGCTAAGGAATTGGGGGTAAGTGATGAATTTATTGCAGGTGTTGAAGATAGTCTTAAAGAACCAAATAGCGGATGGAAATCCGTAAACGCTGCAATGGAGGTAATAAAGGCTCAGAGAGAGAAGCAAGGTCAAGAATTTGATGATGAAACTATGGAAAAAATCCGTATGAGATTGGAAAGTTATTATATGTACGGTCATATATCACATGAAGCATATAATCATAACGTAGATGTTCAGGATTTTACCAATGATAGCATTCTTTCTCAATCGGGTGATAGAGGTGGAGCTGAATTAGTTAGGAATAAAGATATTAAAATAGATTCATCTGATGGAATTAATATCTTAGCATACCCTAAATTTGAATTTAGTATTGGAAGTTGGGGAAATGAAGGAAGAAGTGGTAATGCAGGAGCAGGTAGATTACACAACGGACCAAGAAGAGAATAAGATTAATTTGGAAATGTAAAATTTTCTTATTATCTTTATACCTATAAACCAAATGTTATGACAATCAACTATAAGAACCCAGAAGTGGTGGCTCAAATAGAGCAAGAGTATCCCGAAATGACAGCGGAATACAAAAAGATTATGATAGAAGGATATGAAACCTTCTGTGCTAAGCAATCTAATTACGGACCAGGTAATATATCCGTAGGAACATCATTAATTACCGAAGAGGAGAGAAAACTATCTCAAACGGGATTGTGGTTCAGAATGAATGATAAGATTCAAAGATTAAAACAATTAGTGGTATTAGGAAAGCAGGATAATGTAGGAGAAGCAATAGATGATACCTATCAGGATTTATCTGTATATGGAATTATTGCACAATTAGTTAGTAGAGGAAAATGGGCTAAATAATGACATATATAACCGCTTATATCCCAAAGTTAGAAGAATTAAAAAAACGATTGGAAGAGAACCCTAAGTTAGTAGAATACTATATGAAATACGAAGGATGGGATGGAGATTCGGAATCAATAGATTATTTAGACGAAAGGGTAAGAGAATATATCAAAGATAAAATAAAGTAAAATGAAAATTTGGTTATGGAGAGCCTTAGGGCTATTTTTTGTAGGGTGTGCTTATATTGGAGCAATTGTACCTGGAGTACCAATGACTACATTCGTTATATTAGCTGCTTGGGCATTCGCAAAGAGTTCACCAAAGTTAAATCATTGGTTACATACTCATCCTAAATTTTCACCTTATCTAATTCGTTGGGAAGAGAAGAGTATCTACCCAACAAAGGTTAAATGGATAATGGTCATCACTATGGTTATCAGTTATACGATTTTATTATTTACATTACATAAACCTGCGGCATTAATTGGTATAGGAGGATTTATGTTGTTTTGGATAGTGTGGGCATGGAGATTTCCGGGTTCAGAAGAAGAGTGGGAAAGAAGAAAAAAAGAAGGTAAAAAAATAGGTTGGATAAAGTAATTGTTTTTATATATTTGTATATATTTATAGGGGAATCCCAACTCCTTCCGTTCCATGAAAAAGTTTTTAAACAAAATCATCTCATTCTTTACTCCTACACCTAAAGGAGAATTTCCTGCAACCCCACGAGGTTTTACTGCTGCCAAAAATTGGGCACAAAATCAACCACACCCATATTCAGAGAATTTAACTCTATGGGAATCTATTTACACCACAAATGATGATGGATGGTATGTTCTTCAAAGAATCAACCGTCATAAGAAATTATACGATGCTTACAAAAAATGTAAGGATAATAAGGGGTGTAATGAAGTGACTCTCAAAGAGTTAGAAGACGAAATATTTTAGTAAAAAAATATTAAAAAAAGCTTGGAATATTCGATATATTAGTGTATCTTTGTTCTAAGTTTATCAGTTAAAGATATTTATATCTATAAACATTAAACTTAATTTTAAACCATAAAACAAATAAAGCATGTCAACAAACATTGATGCAATCAGAGCCCGTCTGAACAAACTTCAGGGCACACAGAAAACGGCTGACTCACTATGGAAGCCAACAGTTGGTAAACACCAAATCCGTTTAGTACCTTACAAATTCAACAAGGATATTCCTTTTATTGAATTGTATTTTCACTACAACATCAACAACAAATCCTATTTATCACCAGCTTCATTCGGAAGACCTGACCCTATCGTAGAGTTTGCAGAAAAACTTAAGAGAATGGGTGGAAAGGATGATTACCGCGAAGCTAAGAAAATGGAGCCAAAATTGAGAACTTTTGTTCCCGTAATCGTAAGAGGTCAGGAAAGCGAAGGTGTTAAGTTTTGGGGATTCGGTAAGACAGTTTATCAAGAATTATTGGGTTACTTCGCAGACCCAGATTACGGTGATTTATCCGACCCAATTAATGGTAGAGATATAGTCGTAGATTATGCAGCAGCGGAAGGTGGAGCATCTTACCCAACTACTACTATCAGAGTTAAACCTACAACTACTAAGTTGCATGAGAATGATTCTAAGATTAGTGAGTTGATTGGTAACGAAAAAGAAATCACCACTATCTACTCAGAATTGTCATATGATGAGTTGAAGAAAATCTTAGAAAATTGGTTAGCTGGAAACACAACTGATGAAGGAGCACAATCTGCTACACAAGAAACACTTGTGGCTAAAACAGAAAAGAGTGTAAGTGATTCATTTGATTTCGATACAAAGCCTCACCAATTAGATGATGAGATTCCACAAACGGCTACTCAACAAGAGTTACCTTGGGATGAAACACCATCAACTCCTGTATCCAAAACAACTCAACAAGTTGCGGATGCGTTCGAAGATTTATTCAAATAATAACAAGTTATAAATTATGGCAAAAACTGATTTAGCAGATATTCTGGTCGATAGTCTGAACAAGAAAAACAAAGACCAAAAAATCGCTTTCTTCTTAGATGATGATTCCGATGGAGCACCAACCAATGTAAATGGATGGATTTCAACCGGAGCAGCTATGATGGACGTTGCTATTTCTAATCGCCCGTATGGTGGAATACCTGTTGGTAGAATTACTGAAATCACAGGTTTGGAGCAGAGTGGTAAATCATTACTCTCTGCCCACATCTTAGCGGAAACTCAAAAACAAGGTGGAGTAGCGGTATTGATTGATACCGAAACTGCGGTAAGTAGAGAGTTCTTTGATGCAATTGGAGTAGATGTATCCAAACTTCTATATGTGAGTGTAGATACAGTTGAGGATATATTTGAAACGATTGAAACAATCATTGAAAAAGTTAGAACATCTGACAAAGATAGATTAGTAACAATCGTTGTGGATTCCGTTGCGGCGGCTTCTACTAAGAAAGAGATGGAATCGGATTATGATAAAGACGGTTATGCAACCGATAAAGCTATTATCATATCTAAGGCAATGAGAAAGATTACCAATGTAATTGGTAGACAGAAAATTGCAGTTATCTTCACAAACCAATTAAGACAAAAGTTAGGAGTAATGTTCGGTGACCCTTGGACAACGAGTGGTGGTAAGGCTTTGGCTTTCCACGCATCAGTTCGTTTAAGATTGAAGAATGTTGGGCAAATCAAAACTAAAATTGGCGGAACGGATAAAGTTGTAGGAATCTCAGTAAGAGCACAAGTGGTTAAGAACCGATTAGGGCCACCACTTCGTTCGGCGGATTTTGAAATCTATTTCGATAGAGGTATCGATAACTATGGTAGCTGGCTGACTGTATTAAAAGATAATAAGTTAGTTAAGCAAGGCGGAGCTTGGTATGAGTATGTAGATACTGATTCGGGTGAAGTTATTAAATTCCAATCTAAGGATTTTATTGTAATGATGCAAGAAAAACCTGAGTTAAGAGACCAAATTTATAAAAAGATTTGTGAGACGACTATTCTTCAATATAAAAAGGATACATACGATATTGAAGCAATGGAAGTTGATACAAATTTACCAAACGAAGTAGAATAGTGAATAACAAATACAAGAATTTATTAGATGAAGTAAATTTGGAACATACCACTAAACACCTTAGAACTAGAAATTCTAAGGTGTTATTTGTGGATGGTTTAAATATGTTCTTCCGTTGCTGGAGTACAAATCCAACAATGAACGAAGATGGAGAACACACAGGTGGTATGGTTGGATTCCTAAAATCATTAGGAGCAGTTATACGACAAGAGAACCCTACCAGAGTGGTAGTAATATTTGATGGGAAAGGTGGTTCACAAAAAAGAAAAGAAGTATTCTCAAATTACAAAGCGGATAGAAAAGTTAAATT